GTACAACTTAAAGAGAACAGACCTGTTTACCAACCACCTAAATCGAAAGAAGAGCTAGAAGCTTTTAAAAACGATTACCCTGATATTTATGGCGTAGTGGAAACTGTATCACACTTACAATCGCAAAATGAAGTTAAGACATTACAAGAAGAGTTAGAAGGTTTAAAGAAAGCTAATGTATCTTTACAACAAAGAGAAGCTTCTTTAGAACTTTCAAAATATCATCCTGACTTTGAAGAAATAAAAGAGTCTGATGATTTCCATGATTGGGCTGATGCTCAACCAAGTGAAATTAAAAAATGGATATATGAAAACAACTCTGATGGTAAACTTGCTTCAAGAGCAATTGACTTGTATAAGAAGGACCGAGGACTTGGATTAGATAAAAAAACCGAAACGAAGAAAAGGTCTAAATCAGAAGGTGCTGACTTGTTAGTTAAAACTAATGAACAAGCTCAAATACCTGAAGGTAAAGAACTTTTCATCAAGCGTTCTGATATTGCTAAAATGTCAGATGCTGAGTTTATGCAATACGAAAAAGAAATTGTAAAAGCTCAAAGGGAAGGTAGACTTATAGATTAAGTTTATCTTTATTTTTTATTAATCAACAACTAACAAAGGAGATACTACTATGGCAAAATTTGCAGGTGGTTCAACATATAACTTTGGATTAAGTGTTTCAGGTCAAACTAATGGTTTTTTTATTCCTGAAATCTATTCAAAGAAAGTACAAATAGCTCTAAGAAAAGCAGCAGTAGCAGAAGCAATCTGTAACACAGATTACATGGGTGAAATTTCATCTTTCGGCGATACTGTTAACATTGTCAAAGAGCCTCAAATAGCAGTAGCTGATTACACTAGAGGACTAGCTGTAGTTGCTACTAACTTAACAGACCAAGAATTGGTTCTTACAATTGACCAAGCGAAGTCTTTTTCATTCAAAATAGATGACTTAGAGAAGAGATTCTCTCATGTTAACTTTCAAGCTGTAGCTGCAGACAATGCTGCTTACGCTTTGAGAGATGCTATGGATAGCAACATCTTAGAAGCAATAGGTGCTGGTGCAACTGTTACTACTGGAATGGGAACAACTTCAGCTCCGATTGATATCGGATTCGGTACTGGTGAAGTAGACCCTCTAAACCAAATGTCATTAGCTGCTAAGGAATTAGATGAAGCTAATGCACCTGAAGATGGAAGATGGTTCGTTGCTGCCCCTGAATGGTACAACCAACTAGCTAACACTTCTTCTAAACTTTTATCAGTTGATTTTAATGCTGGTCAAGGTTCAATTAGAAATGGTTTAGTTGCATCTGGATTACTAAGAGGATTCCAAATGTACAAATCAAACAATGTACCAACTAATGACTTATCTGGTGCAACTCCTGCTGGTGCAGGTGATGCTCCTATGGCATTATTCGGACACATTTCAGGAACTTCTGCTGCGTCTTCTATGAATAAAGTAGAAACAATCAGAGATACTGGAACTTTTTCTGATGTCGTTAGAGGTCTAATGGTATGGGGTAGAAAAGTATTAAGACCAGAAATTACTGGTAAGATTATCTACACAATAGATTAATCTTTAATACACTTTGGTTGGGGGTAGCAATATCCCCAATCATTTAATTTAATTAAAAAGGAATATATATTATGCCAATGAAAAAAGCAATGCCAGGTGGAAAAATTACTAACAAAGGTAAATACAAAGCTGGTGGTAAAGTAGAAAGAAATAAAAAAGGTCATGGTGGAATGATGACTATAGTAATTAAAAAAAATAAAAAGAAATAAATTATGAAATTAAAAGAACATATACCACACATTATAAAAGAACATAAAAAAGAAATAGCAATTGCTGCTATCATTTTACTTGTTGCAATAATTATATAAAGAATTCTATGGGAATAATGTCTTCACCTGCATGGACTCGTAAAGAAGGCAAAGCTAAGTCTGGTGGACTTAATGCTAAAGGTAGAGCATCTTACAATAAAGGTAAAACTAAAACTGGTAAGAAAAGAAATTTAAAAGCACCAAGTAAAGTAGTAGGGAATAAAAGAAGAAAGAGTTTTTGTGCGAGGATGAAAGGGATGAAGAAAAAACTTACATCTAAAAAAACTGCTCGTGACCCTAACTCAAGAATTAATAAATCACTAAGAGCATGGAACTGTTAACATATGGCTAAAACTTATTTATCAATGACTAACGAACTACTGGTTGAAATTAATGAACCAGAAGTAACAACAATATCAGGAGCATTAGGTATACAAAAATTTGTAGCTAACTGTGTTAATAGAGCTTACTTTGATATAGTAGATGCTCAAGATACATGGTCTTGGTTATCAACATCAGCAACACAAGGTAATTACAATGGTAATACTTTTGTTGAAACTGTTGTAGGACAAAGATGGTATCTTTTAAAACAAGGTTCATCAAGTGTTGATACGGATTTTTCTAATGTAGACTGGGATGGTTTTGTATTAACAGAAGAAGATGTAAGTGGTAAAACAGAACCTTATACAATTAAAAACTTACCTTTTACTTCTTTAGAAACTTGGAGAGATTTTTATTCTGTAGCTGAGAATAGAGATAGTTCTCAAGCTGCTTCTTCTTATGGTGTACCACAAAGAATAATTAGAAGCGAAGATAATAGACACTTTGGTTTATCCCCTGTTCCTGATGAAGTTTATAGAATTTATTTTTATGCTTACAACAGACCTGCAGAATTAAGTACTGATACAGATGTTGTTTTATTTCCAGCACAATACAAAACAGTTTTACTAGCTAGAGCTAGATATTATATTTATCAATTCAAAGATAATATTGCACAAACACAATTAGCTTTAGATGAATATAAAAAAAGTTTAGATAAAATGATTGAGCAATTAAATGCTCCTCAACCTAAATATATCGAAGACGATAGAAGAGTATTTATTTAACAAAGGATAACAATGCCAACTCAAGGAGCTTCCATTACAGTACAGGGTGGCTTGGATTTAGTTTCAAGTAGTCATGCTTTATTTAGAACACCTGGAGCTGCAACTGTCCTACAAAATTTTGAATCATCTACTACTGGTGGTTATAGAAGAATAAGTGGTTTTGAAAAATTAGGAACTATAAGTGCAGTTATTCCTTCTGGAGTTTCAACTGATGCAATGCATGGTGTTAAAGGTTATGCTAATGGTATTGTTGTTGCTCAAGGAGCTAATTTATATTTTAGTACTACAGGTACTTCATATGTTCAAATAAACAAAGATACATTTACAACAGCTACTGGAACAGTTTCAATTAGTGCAGGTTCACCTACAGTAACAGGAACAAATACTGTATTTACTTCTGAATTTATTGTTGGAGATGATATAAAAATTGATAATTTATTTTATAAAGTATTATCTATTACAAGTAATACTATATTAACATTAGATATTAATGCTAATACTGCTAATACACAAAATGGTTTAACATTTTATAAAGGTGGAATAACTTCAAGTGCATTAGCTAGTGCTACTACAATACCTAGAACTAATCAAACCAATGTTCAATTTGTAAATTTTGAATCTCATGGAGATAATGGTACATTATATTTTGTAGATGGTGTTAATAAAATAGGTGAGTTTCATATTGATGAAAATAACTTATATCACTTTGAAGAATTACATAGGTCTTCTCCAGTAGGATGTTCTTTAATAGAAAGATATACTGAAAGAATTATAGTATCTGGACAAACATCTAATCCTAGTGTTGTCTATTATAGTGGTAGATTAAAACCTTATGACTTTGAAGATTCTTCTGCAGGGTTTATTGATGTAGGTGATATAGTAACAGGTATTAAAGTATTTAGAAATAGCTTAATTATATTTTGTAAAAATAGTATATATGAGTTGACAAACCTTGATTCTACTCCTATAATTAAGTCAGTAACAAAAAATATAGGTTGTGTAAGTGGCAACTCAATTCAAGAGATAGGTGGAGATTTAATCTTCTTAGCACCTGATGGATTAAGAACAATTGCTGGTACAGCTAGAATTGATGACGTAGAATTAAGTTCTATCAGTAGAAAAATTTTACCATTAGTAAATGAAATAATTAATAACTTTGCTAACTATACTATTTCAAGTATGGTCATTAGAGAAAGAAGTCAATACAGATTATTTTATTATAGGTCTGGTCAGGCAGCTAATGGGCAAAGAGGAATTATAGGAACATTTAAATATAATTCAGAAGGTATACCTGCATTTGAATGGAGTCAAACTAAAGGTTTACCAGTTAAGTTTTGTACCTCAGATGTTAACAACAATGGTACAGAA